TGGCTTAGGGGGTGGTGCCGGGGGAGAGGCGGGCCACAAACGGGATGGACGGGATCAGGGTGCGACCGATCCCGAGGGAGGTCACGGCCGTGATCACGAGGCGCAGCTTGTCACCCTTGGCGAAGGTGACCGGAGGGCCGCCGTCGACAGGGACGAATGGCACCGCCTGCGCGGCGGTGGCCGCAGTGGCCGCCACGGCCGCAATGGGAAGGGCCGCGGAGATGTTCGCCGCGCCAGACGCCACCAGGGTGAGCACACCGAACCCAGTGGCCGCAGTCGCCGCGCTCAGGGTGAACCCGGTCGCAGTGATGGTGGCGATGGTGGTGCCGGCGGTGATGCCGGTGCCGGAGACCACCATCCCAACGAGGAGACCCGTCTGGCTGGTAGTCACGGTGACGGACGACGCGGTGGTCGTCCCCACGAACGTAGTCCCCAGCGTCACCTTTTGCAGCTGCACGCTGATGGCCAGCACGTTGGTGATGAGGCCGCCGATGCGCACCCGGGAGGCTGCGAGATCGAGGTAACCATCAGACGTGAACGGCACAAAGTCCGCGGAGGTGGTCGCGATGTCGCCGGTTTCAATCGTGAACGTATCCGTCAGGATGTCCAGGCTGGTGTTCAGGGACGGACCAGAATACACCTGGTTGATATTGCCGGTGAAGGCAGCCGCTCGGGCCGCGTTTTGTAGAGAGGTCATGTGAAGTGGGTTCTATGAGTTAGAATTAGATGACGACCCCGTTGAAGTCGACCCAGGCACCGCAGACGAGCTCGTCCCAGCGGCGGACTACGCCCACCTTGGCGTAGGCCACCAGGCTAGTGGCGTGGCGTTCCCCGGGCAGTTCATCGATCTTGATCTCGTAGGTCGGAGAGTTGATCTTGAAGGCCCGCTTGGTGAAGATCAGCGCCTGTTGCTGGGTGGCGCTGACGGTGCTGCGGGTCAGCTTGTTGGTCACGATCACCTTGCACCCGAGGATGCCCTTGGACGGGTTCTCGAGGTAGGTGGCCACGATCTTGGCGAAAGTGTCGTTCTTCGCATTCTCCGCGTGAGTCATCCACGCGATCTCCATGTCAGGAGAGATGGCGAGGCAGAGCATCTCGGAGTCGAGGTCCACGTCGTTGATGCGCATCCGGCGCTTGGCCTCCTGGATCTTCCAGATGGTCAGGGCCGAGTTGACGCCGGCGTTGATGGCAGTCTTCGCCCAGTCCACCGGGATGGTCATGAAGGCAGGGTTGGCCTGCGCGGTGATGTAGGGCTTCGGTCCACCGAGGGCCTGCGCCATGGCAGCCTCGATGAAGACGTCGTCCTGCTTACGCATCCACGCCCGGCGCATGTCCGCCTGTACCTCAGAGGTGGGCAGATTGGCGGTGTAGAGCTTGCGGGAGTCGTTGCGGTCGAATTGCAGGCCGCACTCGAAGTCACGGACGAAGCCGGACCGGAATCCGGCGGTGTATTCACCACGCTGGGTGAGTCCGCCGCGTTGGCCGGTAGTCTCCACGAAGGAGACCGGGATGCCGGTGCGGAAGACGATCTGGTCGGCGGTCCATTCAGAGTCGACCATCCCGGCATCAGCAAACTTGCTGGTTTCCTGCTGGATGGCAGCCTCGAAGGCATCTTTTACTTGTTCACGGAAGTGAGCTTGAAGGTAGAGTGGCGTATCAGCCATAATTTTGGAGATTTGGATATTCATCTCCACCGCGTCATGAGGCCGGCGGTTGCCGGGAAGCCGTTAAGGTGGCGCTATCCCCGAGAAGCGGTTAGGGTCGGGTGTTGCTGACCTCACCCGCATGACCCACGTTCCGGGGTGCAACCGTTTTCTTTCGTATAGTTGGGCGGCCAACTGGATTACTGCTCCAGCTTGACGTCCCGCCGGATTGGTCAAGCAGAACTGTTTCCAGAGTTGGGGCACCATCGATGGACGCCCAGCGGTGGTGGTCAAGCCGGAGGGGTTACAGAGTTTCGGGACAATCTCTGTGCGGCCGTCTAAATTTTCGAGCCGTCTAGACACAGCAAAGCCGCCCGGCCCGAACGGACCGTGGCGGCTCCTGTGATGAGTCTACCGGCCGGCGGCGTAGGCCAGATTGCGCAGCTGGCTGAGCTCAGCGAACCTCGGGTGCCGCGGATTGGTCACCGCCTCGTAGTCGCTGTGGCCGGGTACGATGGAAGCCTTGGCCCATGCCAAGTCGAACTGCCCGGTGGCCAGAGGACTGCCCATGGCACGCACCGCGGCATCTTCACCACGGGGCACCATCTGCACGATCTTGGCGGCGAACTCCACCGCCTCCACTCCCCAGAAGTCGGGGCTGGCCGGATCGAAGATCCCCTGCGGCTTGCCGGCCGCTTGGGCCATCGCCTGAAGGTCACGCAGGGTGGTGTCCAGCCGGTCACCGTAGAGCCTGCTCAGCTGTGCGGCCTCGCTGGCCCGCATCGCCTCGTCCTGCGCCTGCTGCTGCTGCTGCATGGCCCCCAGCTTCCCGGTGGTGTTCTCCGCGTACCACTTTTGCAGGGCCTTCACCGTGTCCGGGGTCATCCCCTGCTCATGGGCAAACTTGGCGAAGGCCGCCGCCTCGTCGGCATCATAGAGCTCGTCCGCCACACCTTCCGGCTTGGTCAGGCCGTAGCCCTCCGGCGTCTCCGGCAGGCCGTGCGCGGTGCGCCATGCCGCCACCACCGCCGGGGGGGCATCAGCCGCAGGCTTGCCCGGCAGGCCGGGTTGGCGGGTACGCAGCGCCGTCTGGGCCTCGGTCAGGCGGGACTGGGCCAGTTCAAAGGCCTCGAGGCTGTTCTTCGCGTTGCGGTAGGGCTCCAGCTTGGTCGGCTCCGCGTGTTTGCTCAGGTAGTCTGACCAAGGATCCGCAGCGGCCGGGGTGGCCGGGGTGGCATCATGCGTGACCACGGCAGGTTCGAGGGTTGCCTCCTCGCTCATACGACACCTCCCCGCTGTCTCTCGGCGATCTCCATCCGGCCGGCGTACTTCCTGATGTATTCGTCCGCCTCATGGTTGTCCTTGAACCAGCCCACGTAGGCCGGGGTGAGGTCGCCAAGCTCAGGATGGGTCTCTGGGCAAGGTGGCTTGATTGGATTCACGGCAGCGGCGGCCGGCTCAGGTTCACCCACCGCGTTATCCCAGGCGGGGGTGGTTGGTTTTGGTGTTGGTTTTGACATAAATCATTCGGGGGCCATGTCGCTCGCCGTGATGCGCTGCTGTGAGCGCCGGAACATGGACATAAACAGTTCGCACCGGCCGATATTGACGTGCGTCTCCTCCACCGTAGCGCCGAGGGGAGAACTGAAGACAGGCAGGATACCCAAGTAAAAGCGCAGCAAACGCTGCCCCGCGGGATGGTCGAGTACCGTCATACAGTCGTCCCATACCTGCTGTGGATCCGCCGACTCCGCTATCAGTTGTTCAATGCTCTTCATAAAGTCATGCGGCCTGTGCCATCCCCGCCGCCTGCATGGCCAGTTCGGGTTGCTTGGTCGCCATCTCGAGCGCCATCTGCTGCTGCTGTTGCTGCTGCTGGGCCTCGGCCCTCGCCTGCCGCAGGTCTGACACCTCGTCCTCGGTCAGGTGCCACTCGGTCGGCATTCCATCGCCGCGGTCCAGATCCCGGTGCATCGCGTCCCAGTTGTAGATATCCATCACCTCCGGCATCAGCGGGGCCAGCGTCAGCACCCGCTCCACGGCGGAGCGGTAGGCCCACACCTTCCGGCTATTGAGGGCCTGTGCCATCCGGCTCGTCTGTGCCACCCGGGGGAAGATCAGGTACTTGTCACCGGCCGCGTTGTAGTAGAACGCGGCGTCCGGTGGCGGGGCGAAGATGCCGGCCCGGTACAGAATCATGAAGATGCGGATCATCGCCGGCTCCACAAACTCCCGGCTGAGACGGCCCATGGCCGGTGAGATGCGGGACAGGCTCTCCCGTTGCAAGGCCTCCACCAGCCCATTCGTCATCTCCCTCTTCTGGGCAATCGGTGCCAGCTGCTCGAAGAGATCCGCATGGAAGGCCTTCATGATCTGGACCTCCTTCCTGATAATAAAATTCTCCCCATTTTGGATCCCACCCCTCGTCCCATCCGACAGCCACTCGCTGGGGGGCTCACTGCCGGGCAGCCGCTGAGTGATGCCGCCGGGCGACAGGTCAATGGTGCCGGTGCCGGGCGGGGCGAGGATCCGCGGATTCAGCGCCACCTCCACCTGCGTGGCCATCATCATGTCCATCAGGTTCACCCCGCGGGAACTGGCCAGCGCATCCATGCCCGGGCTCAGCCCATACAGGCCCGGGGTGCCGGTCATGATGCGCCACCGCGGGATGATGAACGGGAACTCATCATAGCCGGACTCCTGCACCACCGTCTTGCTGGCCACATGGATCCAGCAGCTGGCCCACTGCATCTTCAGCGGGTTGCGCTCATACTCCTGCGCCTCCTGCCGGTCACCGTAGTTCCGCTCATAGACCGCGTGGATGATCTCATGCACGGCATCCGTCTTCTTGGCCCGCAGGTCAGCCAGCAGGGTCTCCGGCATCACCGCGCCGGGCATGTCGCGGAACTTGGTCTCCCACTCCTCCGCCGTCTTGTTATAGGTCACCCGGGCGCTGTTGGGCCGCTTCTCAAAGTCGACCGTGAACACGAACTCGTTGGCCGAGAGCGGCACGCAGCTGAGCGGCTTGTCATCCCCCTCGTCGATGAACATGCAGCCGATGCCGATCATGCCCAGATCCTCGAAGACACTGTGGGCGGAATCGTAGAATCCGGCGTTCTCCATCACCCCATCCGCCCGCTGGGCACAGTCGGCCAGCCAGTCCGCCACCTCGTTGTTGCCCTTGAGCGAGGCATGCGGCGTCCACTGCCACCACCCACTGCCGGCCCCCGGGCAGACCCACGCCTTCAACCCGCCGCTGAAAACCTCCAGCCCATGCACCGCCGTGTCGTTGTGCCGCTCGGGCTGCAATGGCACCCCATTGTTGACGGCCGGCGTCTGATATTTCAGCGAGTCCTTACGGCCACTGCACGTAAACCGGGCCACGTCCGCCCAATGGGTAGACCAAGCGGACTGCATGTTGCGGCCCTTGTCCCGCTCGAGGATTTGATACTGGGGGTTGACGCCTGACATAACTGAAAATCAATACGCGTTAGTGGCGGCCATCGACATCATTCCGGCCGCCATGGACTTCGCTCCGGCGGGTCCGCCGACTCCGGCGAGGAGTGTCTGGGCGAGGCCCTTCTTCCGGCGGTTGGCCACCCGGACCTCGTTGCCGGCCGCTTCCACGTCAGCCAGGCTGGTGGTCGGGGCCGCCGCGGTGGGCGTCATCTCCGGCAGGCTCATGCTCATCATCGCCTTCTCCTGCTGCTTCATGTTCTTGAGCAGCTTCTTGTTGTCCAGCTTGGCCTGCCGCATACTGGCCCGCTGCTGAGATGCGGCCTTCGCGTTGTTGGGTTTGCCTTTTGCCATAGAGGGTACGGACCAGAACGGCCCGCACCCACAGCGGTTGACCTCTGGTCTGAAATGCAAGCCAAGATTTACCTGCACCAAACAATGGCCACAGCATCGCCATGGCCGCTCTCAAGTCTCCGGCTGCCAGCCATACCATCCACGCATCAGGATCCTCCCAGCGGTGGCAGGCGTTCAGCAAATCATCGTCCGCCGCATCCCGCCGCACCGGCCGCGCCATCACGAAGAACTCCGGCGTGGACACCACCACTCCGCCCGGCAGCAGGTGGGCCGCCAGATCCGCCGTGAACCCGGCATGGCTGGGCACCGCCGCCGCTCGATGGGCTGGGCTCATCGCCAACTCCCCGCCAGCTTCACTTGGGGCGGTCCTTGGTTCGCCGACAGTCCAGCCCGGCCCACCATGCCGTGCAGCATCCCCTCGCCGATGTATCTGAAAGCATCCGCCGGGTGACTACTCCAGTCATGCACCGGGTCGTTGGTGACATACCCTTTCCCCTCCCGCCGGTGGTAGTGCTCGAGGGCCGCGATGCCCGGGGCACACTTGGTGGCGTCGAACCGGCACCGTGGCAGCACCTCCCTCATCCGGGTGATGCCATGCCAGATGTTGTGCGTCCGCGGCACCACCCGCACATTGCCGAGGCCGGCCGCCGTGAGCTCCTCGAGGAAGGACAGGCTGTTCTTCTGCTTCGCCTCCGCATCGTGAGGCAGCAGGTGACCGCCGTAGCTGTAGCCCTTGGCGATCATGTGCGCCACCCGCTCCGCCGTCCCGAGGTTCAACCCACTGTCGAAGTCGATCAGACGGATCTCCCCCATGATCTCCTGAAAATACCAGATGGACGTGTTCTCCGGCGCTCCCAGATCCCAAGCCGTCCATACCAGTGCCCCACGCTCCCACAGAACGTCATTGGTCAGCCGGCGCTCTGCCCGGGCCCGGTCGATCAGGTCCGCATAGATGGCCCCTATCAGGCCCACGCTGAAGTCGCAGAAATACTCCTGCCGGATCATCTCCTCCCGCATGCCGGACCGCCGCTCCTCCTCGATATCCTCCGGCGTCAGCGCCCCCGTGTCCGCCACCGACAGCACCTCGGTGTACCACTGTGGGTTCTCCCGGTTCTTCGTCAGCAAATCGTGCAGCCAGTTCTTCCCGCGGGGCGTCCCGTTGAAGATGCACCACCCACCATTCTCCCTGAGAATCGGCCGGATGTAGTCCCACGCCATGGGGTTGTGCTGGGCGCTCTCGCTGAAGATCACCCCAATGGGATTGCCCCCCACCACGTCCAGCGTCTCCGTCCCAAGGATCTGGATGGTGGATCCGTTGACCAGCGTGATCTTCATCTGCTGCTCGTTCGTCTTCGCCACGATCTCCGGCGGCAGGTGGTCAATCACCCGCATCCCGCTGTTGGCGTCGATGTTGTCCCACAGCGCCTTCCGCCCCAGCACCGCGGTCGGAAAGAAGTACGCGTAGTTCCCCATCGTCTGGGCGGCCATGATGGCCATGATGTTCAGGAACGTCTTGTCCTTCCCAGCCCGGCGGTGCCACACACAGATGCCCCGCTTGATGCCCTGCTGGCAGATGGCCCGCATGATCCCCTTCTGGTACGGCCTGGGGGCGAATCGGTGGGGCAGGTCAATCATAGGCTCAGTCCCACGCCTTCACGATGCGGATGGCCAACGTAGCATCCGCCCCATCGCCACCGAGGTCATTGTCCGCCTTGATCGCATTGATCCGGTCCCCATCCCGCTCCCCACCCCGGGCGATCTGGGCGAGGATCGTGCGCTTCTCCACCAGGGTCAGGACCACCCCGCCGGCCGCCTCCTCCGCCTTCCGGCGCAGCCGCTCCACCTCCTCCCTGATTTCGTCATTTTTCGTCATGCGCGACGTATTCTTGGCAGCCTCGCTGGGCTTGGCGTTGGGGTAGGCGGCCACGTAAGCCTCGGTGGCGTTGAGCCCCAAGGCGATCCCCTCGGCGAATTTTTGATGCGGTCCTGAAAGCACAGACCCCATCCGCATGACCTACTGGCTGGAATTCAACCGGGAAGGCTGGCCGGCCCGCGCCACCGCCCCAGCCTCATCTATCGTCGCGTACCACCCCATGGTGGTCATGCGACCATCGACTCGGATGCGAACCTTCCACGGTGTATCGCGCCGCCGGGTATAGTAGACACCCATGAGTAGGAGGGTGGGGTGGGGTGATGGCTTAGTAGAGGCCCTGCGTCGCTGTGCTTGGACTTCAGCCTTTGCCAGTTGCTCAGGACTCAGTACTGCGACCGGAACCATGCACCGCTGTATCTGCTCTCGGACTTTTGCGAGTTCATCCAAGCGCTGTGCCTGGAACCGCTGTGCTTGGGCCTTGGCCTTTGCCAGTTCCTTGCGAGTCATCATGGCACGCTCTGTTGCTCCTGCTTGGGTTGCGGACGCACATTCCAAACGGCAATCAGTCGCTTCGCAGATGATTCAAGCAGATCAAACCGCGTTGCAATTTCATCACTACCCCAATCATTGAGGTCAGGCCGGACGCAATGGGTATACACACACTTCACTTCCCATCGCATTCGTCCTTTCTTGCCTGATGCCTGTAGGAGGGCAGGCTTGCCACAGAATGGGCATGGCAGGACAGTGGCTTGTAGAGCCTCCAGCATCACCTGATGCGGACAAGGCGCAGGGATGGCATTTTTTTGAAGTTCGTATTTTTCGATCAGCTGCCTCGCAGCCGTGATTTTTTTGGGTTCAGTCATAATGGTGGGGTCGGATTGGTGTGGTCCTCGCAGTGGCTGTACCCATGGTCGCCGGCCCCGAAGGCACGGCCGCACTGTGAGCACCACACGGCGTCAAATAATCGTGGCAAGCCAGGCGCCGCGGCGGCTATTGCCTCCGCTGCCGACTGCATCACAGACACGGACTCGGCCCATGCTTCGTGTTCAGGGTGTCCCACAGGGGTGCGGTCCAGACGTCGCTGTAGCTGCCGCTGAGTGATCTCAATGGCGCAGACGGCAGCCGCGGCCGCATGGTAGGGTATGACTAAAGTGGGGTGGTTCATGGTTTGAATTTGTTTAGTTTGTGCTGGGGTATGAAAAACGCAGGGGGCCGGCCATTCGGGGATTGAGCAAATTCCTCTGATTTCCCATCCACTCCCTTGATCCACCCGCAGACCTTGAAGGTGGGAGATACCCCAACCATGAGGACGTAAAAATCATTGTCTGGATCTTGGTGCCTAATGATCAGACTCCCATAATCGTGGTGCGTGCTTCTGATTTGCACGTTCTCCCCGCAGTCCGGCCCTTTGAACGAGTTCACAGACCCAGACCAGAACTTGCCACGGAACTTGCAGTAAGCCATCTCTGCCGCCGCGCCCTCGATGTCGATCCCCCAAAAGTCAGCCTTGCCAAGGCCGTGGTTGTCGATGCGCCCTCTGTCCTTGCTTTCGGCTCGACGTCTGCATCCTATCATTGCGGCAATTTCGACCTCTTCTCGGGTTAAGGTGACAAAATAATTTGCAGCAGGCATACCGCCTGCCGTGGTCCGCTCGTTGGCTGTGCTCATGGGTGTTTGGGTATCACGCTGTTAGCCGGAGAACATCCACCGAGCGGCGTGTGCTGGTGACTCAAGCCGAAGTGTTGGATCACAGCCGCCCGTGCCGCTTCGTTGTGGTTGTAGATGGCATCCATCGCCTTCACGTATCGGCGCAGATCGTCTATAAGTTCGCCCACCACTTCCGGTGCCGGATCAGGCAGCAGGTGGCGGCATTTGTCCATTTTATCGAGGTGTTCCAGTGTCATGGTATTTAGTGTTTGGTTTGGTCGGGTGGCTTTCCGGGTCGACCCGTTTGCCTGGGTGGCCGCCCCGGCTCGAAATTTATTGGTACTGGCGCATCCAACTCATCGGTCGAGGAGTTATGGCTTTGAGCTCCCTCTGGCTCCAGGTAAACGGCCGGCCCTTCACCATGGCCGCCCACGTGACTGGATCGAGCTCCACGCCGCGGGTTCCCTGCTCTGTGAA